AATTATGATTAGTCCTGATGATGTACAATCATTAAAATTAGTCAGTTTCACAGGTGGAGTTACCTATAATTCTAACGGATATGCAGTACTACCTTCATATTCAATCGTAAATATTCTTGCTTCTGTACAGCCTTTGACATCGAGTGAAATTAGATTTTTGCCGGAGGGCACACATTATGCGGATTATATTAATATTCTTACAGATTATCCTGTGGATGTTGATAATACCCCTACAAATTTAGGGGATTATTTTATATGGAAGGGAAATGTATATAAAATATATTCAGCACAAAATTATCAAAATTTCTCAAACTATTCAACCAATCATATCAATACAACCGTCGCTAGAGATAATAGATTAACTTTTGATGGGGCTGTTCTGAATCTTCCTTACCCACAAATAGATGATACCTTTGCACCACTTTATGAGTTGATATCTCTAGCATCATCTTGTTTTTCATTACCTACACTGACAGTTTTATGGGGGTTTCAACAGGAGTTAAGGCCAAATTTCCCTTATTGTATGGTAAATCTAGAGCATATTGATAATTTAGAAAATACAAATTATACAGCTATAAATCATTCTACTAGTACAGCGTATCAAAGTAAGAGTTCTGTGCTTACTGTTACCTATAAATTCTATACTTATGATAAGGTTCAAGCACAGAATCTACTTGAAACTTTCAAGATAAATTTTGAAAAGTATAATTTTACTAGCAATAAAATTGCATACCTTGGGTTTGATGAAAGTAGTAATATTTTAAATGAAGAGCTTTACGAGAATAGAACTATATTTAATGGTGAAGTTAAAATGAAATTCAGTTTAATTATAGAACAAAGTCAAACTTCAACAATGACAATTAATACAGCGGCCGCGACTTTAAGTTTTTCAATATGAGGGCTCAAAAATGACAGTAAATTTAGATTGGTTAGTCAGAGTTGATGTAACAATAAATAATGGAGTTGTCCAAGCTCCATCATTTAATAATTGTATGATAATGGGAGTATTTCCTATCGCAAGCATACCAGATGGAACAACTGGTTTTGCAACAAATTGGTTAGGGAATCGTTACTTTGGGTATACTAATGCAACAGATATTTCAACAGATTTTACAAAACTGTATGACGCCGCTGTAACAGCTACTCAATTTGCTCAAGCGTTTAAATATCAAATACTAATTAAAGCAGCTCAAGAGTTCTTTGCTCAAACTCCAACACCTGCAATTTTATATGTGAGTTGTATAGATAATACTACAACAGTTAACTACGTCACACAATTTGGATTAATAACAACAGCATTTAATAATTTTTATGCTTTTTATATAGCTGATCAAGTTACATCTACTCAACTAACTACTTCAACAACAGGTATTTATGCTGGTATTGATAGTTTAACTTCAAATAAAAATTCTAAAATATGTTTTGTAGATAACGCAGATATAGGTTCAAGTTCTGGAAGTTTCTTATATGATTCTACTAACTTAGGGATAGGTTCACTAAGAGCAATGTTATATGTCCATTCAGATAATCCTCAGCTTGCTGTACCGAGTGCAGTTGTTTCTGCTCCAAAAGTTTGTCTTGCGGCTGCCACTATGAGTAAATATTTTACAAATTTATTTACTGCTAAAGTTGGTTTAAAAGCAGTTGGAAATTTAACACTTTCTTCGACTAGTGCGGATAGTGTAATTAATCAAACAACTCTTGGAGAAGTTGGAAAAACTGGTGGTATCTTAGGAGTTAACGGTAACTGTTATCCAACCTTTGGAAACCTTGGATCTGGTTATGTTGAATATGGTTTAATGGCAGGTGCAACATTTTCTAATCTATTTTATTTAGATCAAATTGTAGGTGAAGATTATTTAAAACTTAATGTACAAGCAGATTTAGCGACATTTATTTTAGCAAAAGCAGATGAGGGTGGATTAGATTACGATGATTCTGGAATACAATTACTAGTCAATGCATTCAAAGATTCTTTGACAAAAAATGGTGTTAACAAAAAAATTATTCAACAATTTTCAAACTCAAATATAGTTTATTCAATTTATAAAAATGTTTCTCTTGCTGATAAAACAAATAGAATTTATAAAGATTTGGCTGCTAATTTGATTTTTTTAACAAGAATCCAACGTTTACAATTAAGTTTATCTCTATCTTTATAAAGGAATATAAAAAATGGCTAATGAAACCAGAATTGCTTTTAGTCCTTTAAATCATAAAATTAACTATGGCGGTATTTCTGTGGTTGGTTTTGCGTCAGGGACTTATTTAGATATTAAACCAAATGCAGATATTGCTGATGTAGCAGTCGGTGCAGATGGGGAAATACATACGAATCTTATTGCAAATAACACTGCAACAGGGACATTAAAAGTATCTTACGATAATCCAACATATAAACTATTGAGAGCTGCGGCTGTTGCCTTTCAAACAACGGGGATATTTTTACCTTTCACAAGCGTAAATATCGCCGATCCTCTTGACACTTCATTCTCTGCTAATAGTCATATTGTTAAGCATAGTACAGATACTTATAGTCAAAATGCGGGAGATATGTTTAGAAGCTATGATATTTATTTACACAATGTTATTAGGGTATAATTTATGACTCCATTTTCTATACAAAATTTGTGCATGAAGATGCGTAATATTAAATCGATAAAAGAAAATATTACGGAAGAAAAGTATACATTTTGTATAGATTTTGAAAAAGAATTGGGATTACAAAAAGGTAATTATTCAGAGGATTTATTTGATTTTATCTATAATATACATGATTACAAAAAGGTATTTTTAGGTAATAGATTTAATAAAATGATTTCGGATATATTTGATATGGATTTTAAGAACTTTTTTATTGTTCAAGAATATATTTCAAATATGTACAATGAAATGGTATTTTTAAATAGAGATTATTTTTTCTCAATATTTAAATTTGACCATGATGACCCTGCTTATATTGGAAAAAAATTCATGGAAAATAGACAAGATAATTATGATAAGTTTATCAAAAATTTTTAAGGAGATTAATGCAAACTGAACGTATTACAAAGTTTAACGAGCGTGAAGTTAAGTTAAATATAATGGTATTGAATGATTCTAATAAGTTAATGGTTCAAGTAGCCAATACTATTGGAAGGCATTTAATGGGCGAACTAGATTTATTCTCTCACTGGGCTATGAAAGATTTTGTTACTTTGCAGGAATTAATGTGCAAATATATAACATGGAATGATACAGGTAAAAACATTACTTTGTTTGATATTTCAGATAATTTAGGTGATTTTATCGGTCTTAAATTTGAATTTCTTGAGTTCAACTACAAACTTTTTTCACAGTCTCAAAAGATAATGAAGCGGATAAATGGTCGGCTTTTAGAGACAAAAGAAACAAAAGACCAGAACTCGTAACAGAATTAGATTTAAGAACTACAGCTTTTTCTCTTGCAAAATTGGGATATGGTTCATATAAAGAAATTATGAACCAATGGACTTTGGATGATTTAAACATTTGTTTAGAAAGCCTTAAAAAATGACCGATGGAGTAGCAGAAGAATTAGTTTTAAAAGTCGGCGTAAAGGTTGATAATTCAGAATATATCAATTTAAAAGAAGATTTAAAAAAGAATCGTGAAGAATCTATAAATCTAAAAGTTAAAACTGATGATAGAATATTACCGGCAAATGAAGATGCAATAAGAACTCGTTTAGCAAATCCAACATCTAAGGCTATTCCAATAAATGAAAAAGATATAAATGTATCTAAAAAAATACCTAAAGTATTCCCAGTTAATGAAGAAGCTATTAGAGATAGACTAGAAAATAAAAACTTAGATGATAAAAAAGAGTCTAGTAAAGTTATTTCAGAAAAAGACATTTTTGAATCAAATTTAAAACAATCTAAGAAGTATTTAACTGATATTGTAAACTCAAAAGAAGAAGGTTCAAACCTGTCTTTGAGCAAAGATAAAGCGCAAGAATATTTAAGTAAAATTCTTGATGTAGAAAAGAAATCAGAAAAAAGTTTAGAAAACCTACTTTCAAAGGAATTAGAAACAAAACAAGAAAATAAAAAAAAAATAGAGGGTGAAAGTGTTAGCGGACTTGGACTAGCTGGAATTATAGCGGGAGTCGCAGGAGCTTTATTTTATGCACAAAAACAAATTTTAAATGTTTATACAGAGAAGATTACACGTGAACTTGATATTGCTAATCTAGCAGCCGCAACAGGTGATACCGCTGATAATATGGCTAAATTAAACTATCAAGCTAAGAATGTAGGTTTAAGTCTAGACCAAGTTGTACACAGTGCAACAAGCTTTGCAACTGATATATTCTCAGGAAAAGACCAAGATAAAATGGCTTTATTTGGTGCACTTGGTATAAACCCAATACAAGATTTAAGAAATATTAAAACTCCAGAGGATGCAGTTAAGTATCAAACAAAAATATTTGAAAAAAGCAAAAAAGGTTTTCAGCAAGGTGGATATCCTGAATTTGTGGCAAGTCAAAAAGCTGCGGAATTTGCTCAAATACCTGCAAATCAGATATTGGGGTATGAAAATTTTGAATCAAAAAAGAATGAATCACTTGCTTTAAAAACAAAAAATTTGAGAGGTGATTTAGGTTCCAAAGAATCAATTATAGGTAATTTTGAAGATTTAACTTCTACTCTACAAAACTCTACAGCTTCTATGGATAAGTTGCTGTCTCGTGGGGGTATTGCTGAAAAGATAAGTTTACAAAGTGCAGAAATCACAACAAATACAGTAAATTTAATTAATGCAACTTTAAACTTAACAGGTATTGGCGATCCTAATAGCAAATTTTCTCAGATATTAGGTGCTGACGGAAATCAATTTAAATTACCTAACTTCAACTCTAAGAAGCCTTCTTCCACAGCTCAAGCAAAATCGGGGGCTAATTAATGGCCGATATATCTTCTTTTTTATTATCTTGGTGGTACACACCATCAACAAAATTAGCTATCTCATTTCAGACTTTAGCGGCTAAATCCATAGGTTTTTTAGATTCTTCAAATGGTCTCAGTGCTTCAATAGATGAGAATTATAGACTTGAAAATACCATAACTAGTCATCCTGTGGAATCAGGAACAAACATTAGTGATCATATTATTGTGCAGCCTAAAGTAATATCAATTACTGGACTTTTAACTGCAATCGATACTATTCCAATCGTTGGTACAGGTATTTTAAATTTCAACCAACTAGGAGCAGCAATACAATTCTTATTTGATGCGGCGGACTCTAGGACTTTGTTTACTTTGACTACAGGATTATATTTTGGTCGTTCCTATTTTCAGATTAAAAATATGGCAATTCAATCAATAGATATACCTCGCAACAATCAATATGGCCGCACTAGTATAAAATTTAATATTGTTTTTAAAGAAATGGTCATAACAGATCCTAACCCTTCAACTACTAACTCATCTTCCCAAGGTGCATTAGATCCAAATATTGGGGGAGTAGTATAATGGCTGATAATATTGTAGTTGGTGCAGTCGTAGCGACAGATTTACCTACTCCAACCAGATACGTAATACCTTTAAACTTTGAAAATGTAGGGCAACAAACAGAAGTAACAGTTACTTTGGGTAATATAGTTTTAAATTTGTTTTTTAACCTTAATCCTATTTTAAACATACTTTTTCTTTCTAGTTATACGCTTAATAAAACTTCTATATATTTCTATGGGTATCAATGCGTATTTGGTAATTATATTAATAAAATAGATAATGGATGCCCTTTTAAATTTTATTTTGTTGACCAAAGTAATGGTCAAAACTTTTCAAAAAATAGTGAAAACATAACGTATATTGCTTTATCAAATGGGGTGAAGCTATATGCAGAACTTCGTTAGATACTACGAATTCACATTTTTTGAATTAGATGCTAATAAAAATGTTATAAACTTAAACAATTTTAAAATAGCAAATAGCGTAAATTTTAGTTTTACATACAATATATCTAACAACTGTTTTAATACTGCTAAGTTTTATCTCTATAATGTATCTGAAAATACAGTTAACCTTTTTACAAATAAGAATAACAAGCGGGGATTTTACTTTAGAGCTTGTTATGACAATCCAAATAATTTAATTCAGTCTTTAATATTCAGAGGATTAACTATTTTAGTTAATTCTTATAGAGAAGGTCCTGACTTAATAACCGAAATTACAGCGGGAGATGCGTTTTTTAACCTCCAACAAGCAACAATAAAAACCATCAACGAACCTAATGGTATTAGTGCTCCAGATTTATTACAGAAAGTTTCAAACTATCTAGGAGTATTTAACCCTGTGAGTGGTGTAGATTTTTTAAAAAATAAAACGTTTTACGACCATCCGATGACTTTTACCAATGTGCCAGTTACAGATATTTTAGATATGGTAGCAAATGAAAATGCTTGTTCATGGGCTTTTGATGTGGAAGGAATTAAACTTTATCCTTTACAAAATAATCCTGATTATGGAGCGGGGATAATTTCTAATTCTCCTTTAATAAGCAAAGATACTGGGTTGGTTGGAAATGTAAGGGCAGAGAGTTTTTCTACTCAATTATTTCCGTTTGATTTTTATTCTGATCAAAGATTACAAAATAACTACCCTTACATAACTGTTACTTGTTTACTTAGACATGCTCCTTTATACTCAAAAGTAAGAATTCAATGTGAATTCCCTGCATTAAATGGTTTATATTTGGTTGTTGCTGTAAATTATATGGGAGAATACAGAGGTAATCCGTGGTATACAACCATGAAACTTTCACCCGTACCGAGTAAATAACATGATTAATCACGATATAAATCCTTTTATAAATGATGAGTATGATTTAACAAAAAAGATATTGTTAAATCATCTTAACTCTAAAAGTAATTGCAGTATAGGAACAATAACAGCTATAAACGCAAGTCCCGTGAGCGTTAATATACAGCCATCTATCAAATATTTTGACAAAATAGAGGGATTTTTAGAGTGTCCAATTCTACAAAATATTCCAATAGCTCAAATATCAAATAGCATATCATCCGTTAGAATGCCTTTAAACGTTGGTGATGTGGGTATTATTTTATGGTTTGATAGAGAAGTTTATAGCTGGTTAAATAGTGCTTCAACAGCCCCCAAATCCCCAGATAGCGCAGTATTATACAACGAATCTGCATGTATTTTTATTCCTTTTATTCAAAAGTTTGCAAATTCTCCTACAATAAAAACTACGGGAGTTGATATTTTAAGTTCTAATGTAAGCCTTATGACTGAACTTATTTCTACCTTAAATAATATCTCAACAACATTAACAAATATTACTTCTATTTTGACTGATTTAACAACTTTTAATACAGCGTTAATAGCAGCGGGTGTCCCATATGCTGGTGCTCCTGCTATCCCTGTAGTAGGTGCGTATCCTATTGCGGTAACAGCCGCTGCAACAGCTTCTAATTTAACAATAGTTACTATCGCATCATCAATTAGTGCTGTTACAAGTGCAATAAGCACTATTACAACTCAAATGACTACTTTCAAAGGAGCGCAGTAATGAGCCTGCCAAGCATGAAAGCTTATGCTATGCAATACAAAACTGATCCTGATACAGGGGTAGTTTATTACGACATAGTTAATAGTTATCAAACTGACCCTCTAGAAGTTATCAAAAGCAAATTAATCATAAGACTTGGTACAGCAAAAGGGGAGTGGGCTGATGACCCAGATTTTGGCATACCTGTAGCTGCAATAAAACAAAATACAAGTAACCCTGACGTTATAGCGCAACTCATTGCGGATGAAATTTTAAAAGTTGAAAATGTATCTGGAGTTAAACTTTTGGATAAAGTTGTAAATACTTCTTTACGGACCTTCTCAGCAAGTTTTTCTGTGAGTACTATATACGGGGTTACTACTGTCGAGGTGAATGTTTAATGCAAGTAGATTCAAAGTACGGAATAATTCCAGATACAGAAGCACAAATTCTATCTAATTATTTATCATTTTTTCAGAATGTGTTTCCAAATGCTAATAGCCCTGATGATCCTACTTATGTTATTGCTAGTATTTGCTCTTATTTTGACGAGTTAAATCAATCAGCTTTAGAAGGTCTGTGGAATACTAAAAATTCAGATACAGCAAGTGGAATTGGATTAGATATCCTTGCAAATACAGTTTTGAACTTGTTTAGAAAATCTATAACTCCTTCGACCTGTATACTTAAAATTGTAGTACAAAATTTGCTTTCTTTTTGTGATATTCAAATTGATGTCACAGTAGCTAGCGCGCAGCAAATTCCAGCCAATTGGGTTGTTTCTGGGAGCGTCTCACCATCCCCCGCATACACGCCTTTAGTGGCTTTTGATATTCCTTCAAGCGGTGTTTATACTGTGAGAGTTTATTCGACTGATGTTACTACCGCTGTACCTATTGCGGCATTTAATGCTGGAGCGGCTGTACCAAATATTACTTTTATAACAGTTTCAAACCCAGGCATTGCGACGTTAGGTTCTTTAGTTATTCCGCCAACATGGGCGGTTACAGCAAGCACTATTACAAACTCACCTGTTTATACTCCTAATCAATATTATACTTACACAGCTAATGGTACATACTATTTATTGCTTTATTCAAATGATATTTTAACAGATATAAACATAGGTAAATTAAATACATTTACTCAAATAAATAATTTAAATCCAACACCTGCGCCAATGATTGCAAGTATTACAAATCTCAATCCAAACGTTCTTGGTTTACCTGCGGAATCTGATGCGCAATTTGCACAAAGACGTAGATATTATTTAAATATTGAAGGTCAAACTTATTTTGGTCTTGAAAAAGTAATATTAAACATTGGTGCACCCGCTTTAAAATCTGTTTTTGTTAGCGAAACAATAACCGAAACTTATACGCCTTCAATAATGATTATTCAAATAACTGTTACCTATGTAGCAACCCCTATCGATATACCTGTAAACTGGACAGTTTACGGAACTGCCGTACCAAGCCCACTTTATAAAACAAATTCAAGTTATTCATATTCTGCAAGTGGTACTTATTACATACCTGTATTTTCAACTGATGCAACTACCGCTATTCCAATTGGAGACATTACAAGTGGAGATGTGATAACTGGAGTATCTGGAGTTACAAACGTTTCACCGGCAATATTTGAGACTACAATTGGATTAGGGCAACGAGGTTATACTGTTTATTTAAATTATCCTGCTCTTGGTGCCGGTGGTACATTTGATTTACAAGATATCTATCTACAACAGATTGCAAGTGCTTGTTTTGAATACCATCCTTTAGGAACTCAATTTTATAGTGGTGGAGCTGGTAATACTACTTTTACTGTTAGAACTCCTTACAGCGGTTATACATCGGAAGTTATTTTAAATCCTTTGGTAATTTCAGAAGCAACAGTTACATTAACTTTAGTTTACAATGTAGACCCGGAAGATGCGGGCTTTAGTAACGGAATATTCCCGGTAAATTTAATAACTGGTACAGCTTTAAAAACTCAACTAATTGATTTAATTAACGCTTATTTTAACTCTAAAACATTACCTACAGACTTAGTATTCTCTATTAACGAACTGAGCGAATTGATACAAGCAGCTTACACGGGTATAGTTTCTTTAAACACAAGTACAGTTCCTTTCACCCTAGGTACAATTTCCCCTTCTGCTACTGGAAGAGTATTTTTAAGAAGACCCATAGGGTATGTGTTTAATTTAACTGACGCTAATTTTACTTTTAATGCCGTTAATAAGGATTCATTGTAAATGGCTAATCAAGATTTAAATCCTCAAGTTTTCCCTGATGGTGCAAAAACTATTTTGCCTAATCTTGATTTTTATGCTTTAGCACAAGCAAAGCTTCCTCAAATATATAATGATGCAGTAGATTTTATGGGTTTAATATTTTCTATAGCAACAATAAAACAAGCTATATACGATGTAATTCAAAGTCTTTGTAATGTTTATAATCTTTACAGTTCTAGAAGTATAAACACAAGTATTGCAACACCTCAGGGTGTTTATTTAAGAATGTTAGCAAGAGATTTAAATGCCCCTTTTAGTGATGGTGATTCGGATTCTGTTGTGTTTTCTTCAATTGTCAAAAGAATAAATTTTGTAGTATCGCGAGGACAACCTATAGCTTTTTTCAATTATTTTGAACAAAATAACTTAAGTGGGTTTTTTAACAATAATACAGTTCAAGAAGTAAATAACGCAACAATATTTTTTAATGTACCTGTACCGAATGAACCTTTAATAACGCCAAACCCTTTTACCGTTTTTTCTGAAGATATGTTTAGACTAAAAGCGGCAGGTATAAAAATTATTGTAAATTCAAGCACAAATATCCCTTATTTTCAACTTGCAGATTTAGATGGAAATGTAGCCCTTGAAAATGCGGGTTTTGCGGGATTAAATGTATTCGGACAACCGTACGCAGGTGGTTTTTATAAATCAGTTTAATTTTTGGAGATATAAAAAATGACTTTTCCCATAGAACCAACAGAACCGCTTCCAACTTGGGCAACAGATGGGGGAGCAGTAAAAGTAGACCCAGGAACTACAAAAAGAGCTGAAGGATGGGCGTACGCTGGACCTGGTTTGCAATATGGAGAAGCTCCGCCTTTTCCGTGGGTAAAT